TGGAGGCGCGACCTGATCTGATTTTGGCGTTCGCGCTGGGGGCGATGGCCGTCAGCGCCATCGGTATGCGCATCCTGTTGCGGCGTGAGTCCAGGGTGGTCGCAGCGAGTCCACCGTCGCGAGTCCTGGTCGCGACCGCCACCGTCCAGCGGAGTCCGCGGTCCGGCATAGGTGCGGCCACGGTCGCGGATCGTGGCCCCGCCAATGACGACCCGCCCTACCGCATGCAGATGAACGCGCACGCGCACGCCGTCGAGTTCGTCCGTTGGATGCGCGACCACGGCTTTGCCGGTCGATACTCCGCTGCCGAAGTCGGCAACTGGTACGACTGGTTCACGCGCGACACGCGCACGTTCCCCATCCCCTCGAACAAGTTTCTCGGCGCCCTGAACGACCATCCCGGCGTCGGTAAAGAGCGCGCGCGCCTCAAGGACGAGAACGGCCGCGTGATCAAGCTGCCGTCGGGCACACCGGCGCGCACGATGTTCTACACGATTGGCGAGGAAGTCGGCGTGCATGTGCCGGCTGGTGTCAGCGCTCTTGCCGCGAAAAAGCGGCAGCAGCCCGTCGGCAGGGGCGCTGACATCGTCATCGGCGAGGAAGTCGCGCCGAGAAAGCGGGCCGCGGCATGAGCGGCTTCGTCGACAAGGTCGAGCGCGTCGACCGCGCCGTCATCGTTGAGCGCCGACCGCGCAAGCGCCAGCAACGCGGCGCGAGCGCGGTGCGCGCTCCTGGCCCGACCGAGGAGCAAATTCAACGCACCGTTATCGAGTGGCTGCAACGCCGCGCCGTCAAGGATCTGCTGTTCTATCACGTGCCGAACGGCGAGTTGCGGCACAAGGCGGTCGCCGCGAAGCTCAAGGCCATGGGCGTATTGGAGGGGGTCGGCGACATCGTCCTCCACTACCGCGGGCACACCTACTTTCTCGAAATCAAAGTTGCCGGCGGCGTTCAGTCGTCGGCGCAGGAACACTTCGAGCACCGGGCGGAACGCGCCGGCTGCACCTACGCGGTCGCGCGTGGGCTCGACTACGCACTCGACACACTGAGGGACTGGGGGCTTCTGCAATGAGCACGACCAAAACGACCGTCGCCGACATCGTGAACACGGGGCTGACTGCAGCCCGCAACCTGGCCGCGGGCGCGCCGATCGCCGGCGCCGCCGGCGCCATCGAGGCCGTGCACGTCGCCGAGGCGAAGGAGGGGCGTCTGCCACCGCCACCGACGCGCGAGGGCTATGAGGCCGACCTGCTCGACGACTGAAAAAACTTGAGCCTCCGCGGGTGCCAGCCCGGGAGGCTCACGATGTTCGGAGCGCGTAGGGAACGCTCCGATTTGACGGGCAGGGGGCCTGCCCGCGACGCGATCAAATTCTCATACGCGCCGCGCTGATTCAAGCCCCCACCGTCGATGTGAACAGACGACGGGGGCCGCGTGGCACACGAACTTTCCGGCATGTGCTGGCTAATCAACTTCCCAGCACCGGCGATGCTGCTGGTGATGAAGAAAATCTGCGACTGCGCGGATGAGGACGGGACGAATATCTTTCCGTCGGTCGCTACAATCCGGCGCGAGACAGGGCTCGGCGAGAGCACCATTCGCGAGGCCATCGCCGCGCTCGAAGAAGCCGGCATCCTCATCGTCAAAGCACACAAGTTCGGCAATCGTCAGGGCAAGACGACGACCGTTCGTGAACTCGATACGGACAAGCTGCGCCTCATCACGGGCACGCGGCGCAAGGGTAAAAAGCCGCTGGCGTCGACGCACATCCTGCGCCGCGGTGAGGTCAGGATTCCGGCGCGCGAGGGCGATAAGGACGAGCCGGTTTCGGTGTGCGTCCCGGGCGCGGCTTTGCCGAGTTTCGTCGATGCTCGGGTAGAGCCGCGGACGGCGAACGTGCTTGCGATCTTCGTCCGCCCGGCCGGCCAGGTGCCTGACGGCTACGACGCCCCTCCAGCCGTTGGAGGGGTAGGGTCGAACGGCGCCCCTCCAGCCAGCGGAGGGGCAACCGAGGCGCACCCCTCCAGCCAGCGGACCCCACCCCTCCAGCCACCGGCGGACGCCCCTCCAGAGGCTGGACCCAACCCTTCACTAGACCCCTCAGAAGACCCCTCCCCCCCTACCCCCAAAGGGGGCCGAGAGAGGGGGGATGATCTAGTTCGTGAAGTTCGGGCAGCGAAGCCCGAGTGTGCACGGGCGGTGGACAAGCTGTTAGCGCCGCTGTTCGCAACCATCCGGCTCGAAGCACCCAACCCCGCCTTCGCCGCCGCCACGCTCGCCGAGTTCGCGCAAGGCTTCGACGACGAGATACTCGGCGAGGCGCTCCGGCTGCTCACGACGCCGGGCACGCACTACCGCCGGTGGAGCGCGAAGGTGGCCGACGTCAGCGACGCCATCCGTGCGGGCCGGACCGTGGTCGAGACGCGGCGGTCGCTGGCGAAGCCGGGTCGCCTGATCATGCGCGGCACGCCCGACTTCGATGCCGCAATCGCAAAGGTCGCCGAGCAGCACCCCGAATACGCGGATAGCTTGCGATCGTCCGACTACCTCACGCGGTCGATGCTGAAGACCTACGGCGTCGAGCAGGTGACGCCATGAGCGGACAGGGCACCCTCGACATCCGCGCGCACGCTGAACCGGCCGAGCGCGAGGACCCGCGCAACGCGCTGCTCGACAGCCTGGCGACGGCGATCATCGACGCGCACGACGCCGCCGAGCGGAACGAAATCCTGCCGCTGCTGTTGCGGCGCCTCGAAACCTACGCGCCGGCGATCGCCAAGGCGCTGGCCGCCAGGCCGGCCGATGCGGCGTCGGTGCCTGCGCCGTCGCCGGCGACGAAATCGCCGTCAGCGGTCAAGCCACGCGCTGGGAACAACGCTGAGCGCGAGCTTCGCCTCGTTCGCGTGCTCGCCGGGCTCAAGCTTGGCAAACCGCAAACCGATGCGGCCCGCGAACTGCTCGACGGCGCGAAAATGATCGTGCTTGCGGACCTGGCGACGCTCCGCGCCGCGCGGGGCGCCTCGGCGCCGGCGACGCCGCCGACGTTCAACATCGGCGACATCGGCCTCATCGACGACGTCGGCGGTGGCGCATGAGCGAGTTCTCCGAGTCGTTCAAGGCGAACGGCGCCTCGGCGGTCATGGCCGAGCGTCGCGACCCGACCGACGCGCTCGATTTCTTTCCGACGCCGCCGTGGGCGACGCGGGCGCTTATGGAGCACGTTTTGACGCCCGACGACTTCGAGGGCTGCGATGCGTGGGACGCCTGCGCCGGCGAGGGGCACATGGTCGGCGTGCTCGGCGAGTATTTCGCCAAGGTGCACGCGAGCGACGTGCACGACTACGGCAAGGGCTACGGCGTCGGCTCGTTCGTCGGCGCGGGCCTCGACCTGGCGCGCCTGGCCACGCAGCCGGACTGGCTGGTGATGAACCCGCCGTTCAATCTCGGCATCGAGTTCGCCCTGCGCGCCATGCAGGAAGCGCGCGTCGGCGTCGCCATGCTGATGCGCAGCGTGTGGCCAGAGGGTAAGCGCCGTTACCGCGAGATTTTCTCCCGGCCAGAGCGCTCGCCCGTGCTCATGGCGCAATTCAGCGAACGCGTGCCGATGCACAAGGGGCGCTGGGTCGTGAACGGCAGCACGGCCACGTCCTACTCGTGGTTCGTCTGGCGCCGCCACGGCGGCAACCAGCCCCGGCAACACGTGATGATTCCGCCCGAGTGTCGGCGCCGACTTATGCGGCCCGACGACGTCGCGCGGTTCGGTGGCGTCTACGAAACCAAAAAGCGAAAGGCAAAGGCAGCATGAGCACCAACACAAACCGCGTCGACACGAGCCGCGTCGACCAGATGGCACTTCGCCAGCGGATCGCGGCGCAAGCCATCGTTCGCAACGAGATCGTCGAGGAAATCGAGCGCGCGGAGGCTCCGTTCAAAACACGCATCGGCGCCATTGAGGACGAGATGGCCGAGGCTACACGACTGCTCCGCAACCGGCTCGATTTGCACGACGAGGAAAACGCGGTCGACGATAACTGCGCCGCCGACTTCGACGAAAACACGGCCTTGCCGGTGACGTGCTGCGTTTCCGGCCTGGTGCTGCTCGAAAGCGACGACGTCTGGACCGACGGCAACCGCCAGGCGCTCGCGGCGGTGCTGCCGGTGCCTCAAGACGAGATCCCCGCAGCCACGCTCGACGTCGACGACGAGGCGGCCTGACCATGGCGGGCGACGACATCGACATGGACCTCGGCGGCAACGCCGCCGAACAACTCGCCGGCATCATCGAGCGCATCGAGATCGGCGAGGCGGACAAAGCGAAAGCAGCGGCGGCGGTCGCGGCCGAAAAGAAGCTGGCGCAATCCAACGGCTTCGACGTCAAGGCGATCAATCAAATTCTGAAGGATCGCAAGGCGGACACCGACAAGACGACGGAGGCCCGCGCGATCACGCAGGCCTACGTCAAGGCGCTGGCCGCTCGTGGGGGGCCGATCGGGGAGTGGGCGTCGGCGTTCGCGGCGGCACAGAACACGGTCAACGCGCGCCGGCCGCCCAAGGCCACCAAGGGCAACAAGTTCAACTGAGGGGATGACGACGATGGAAACACCGCGAGCCGTGCCCGTTGACGCGATGGAGTGGGAAGCGCTGCAGCGTGTTCGGGCACGGCTGCGGGGGCTGGAAAGGCTGACGCACTCGAAGGAAGGCCGGGGGCAGTTGCGCACCATCCTGCACACCTGGCTCACCGAGAACGCGGAGCGCGCCAAGACCGACCCGGATGCGGCGGCCGCCAACGACAAGGTGCGCCGCCTCATGGGCCTGGCGCGGCTCGGCGTGCCTGGTGCGCGTCAGTTGCGCGGCGTGCTGTTGGAGGACCTCAAGGAGATCGAGGACAAGCTGCGCGAGACGCCGGAAATGGCGCTGGCGGGGGCGATGTGATGGCCGCGCCCACGTTCAAGGACATCGAGCGGCTATGGCGCGTGCTGGTGCGCGGCGCCAAGCGGCACCGCGGCGAGCGGGCAGAGCTCGAATTCGTGTCGGAAGTGTTCCGGCTCGACGGCGTCGCCGTGCAGGCGACCATCCGCATGGAAATCGCGCCAGTCATCAGCGAGGGGAAGGCAGCGGCATGAAGGTTCGTCCGATCATTTTCGCCGGCACGATGGTCTACGCGATCGAAGCCGGTCGCAAAACGCAGACACGGCGAATCCTGAAGGGACAGCCGCCATCCGAGGACGCGGTCCGCAAACGGTCGGGCTCTGGCTACTCATGGATACCGCCGCGCAACGGACGGCCCCATTGGAGCGTCGCCGGGCCGGTGTGGGCGGTCCGTGACATCATGGGGCGCGAGCCGACGCTCGAAGTCCCGTTCGCCGTCGGTGACTTGCTGTGGGTGCGCGAGACGGTGTGCGCCGTCGAGGACCACGCGCACATCGCAAATGTCCGCTACCTCGCCGACGGGCATTGGGAGGAAATCGAGAACACGCGGGAAGCCGCCGAGCGGTGGGGGCAGCTTTACGCTTATCGCGGCAAGCGCGGCGCCAACGTTCCGGCGATCCACATGCCGCGCTGGGCGTCGCGGTTCACCCTCGAAGTTACGGCGGCGAAGGTCGAGCACCTGCAGGCCATCAGCTTTGAGGACGCTAAGGCCGAGGGCGTCTTTTCGGTTCCGGTGCACCGGGATCTGCACGGCGCGAACTCGCGCGATCGCTTCATCGGCGTGTGGAAGGACATCAACGGCGCCAGCGCGTGGGCGCGTAACCCGTGGGTGGTCGCCGTCACCTTCAAGGTGCACCGCGCCAACGTCGACGTTTTCATCCAACAGCGGGAGGCCGCGTGAAACGCAAGGGCTACAACGCGGCGGACAACTCCGCCCGCGGCTATGACGTCGGAATCCGCGCGATCCGCCTCGAAGGCGTGAAAGCAGGCCGATTCCTGCCGTTGCCCGATCGGCCGGACGAAATCAAAGCCTCGCCGATCGTCGACGACGTGCGCCGCATCGGGCCGGCGCTCATGTACCGCGGCGACTGTCGGCGCATCGTGGCGCTGCTCGAAAACATCGACGCATGCATCACCGACCCGCCCTACGAGCTTGGCTTCATGGGCAAGGGATGGGATTCGAGCGGCGTCGCCGCCGAGTGGCAGACGTGGGGCGCGGTGCGCATCGCGCTCAAGCCAGGCGCGCACCTGTTGGCGTTCGCCGGCAGCCGTACCTATCACCGCATCGCCGGCGCGATCGACGACGCCGGGTTCGAGGTCCGCGACCTCATCGCCTGGCTATACGGGTCCGGTTTCCCGAAGTCTTACGACGTCGCCAAGGGCATCGACAAAATCGACACTGTCGGGCCGCGCCGCGAGCGCGCTTTGCGCTTCACCGAATGGATGCGGTCGACCGGCATCACGGGGAAAAAGATCAACGCCGTGACGAAGTCGAGCATGGCGAGCCACTACCTGACGGACGGCGAGCAGCCGGAAATCCCTACCGCCGATATGTTCGACAAGCTGCGGCCGCACTTGCCGCCGGTGCCCCAGGACATCGAGGACCTGGTGGCGAGCCGCACCGTGGAAAGCGAGAACCTGAAGCGCCGGCCGATCATCGGCCAGCACGAGAAGCCATCGCATGCCGCCGCATGGCGCGCCGGCCTCGGCCACGGCGAGGTCGGCCAGATCGGGCACAACTCCGCGGCGTTCTCGGACGACGCCAAGAAATGGGAGGATTGGGGCACCGCGCTCAAGCCGGCGCTGGAGCCGGTGTGCTTTGCCCGCAAGCCGCTGAGCGAGGGCACGATCGCCGCCAACGTGCTGCGCTGGGCGACGGGCGCCATCAACATCGGCGCCACGCGTGTCGGCGATCGCGAGCGCCCGAAGGTGACGGACGCCAGGCGCGACACTTCCGCGACTTACGGCGCGATCGACAACGCCGGCGGCAAGCTGTTGCCGGATGCGCGCTGGCCGGCGAACGTGACGCACGACGGTTCGTTCGAAGTGTTCGAGGCGTTCCCGCCGTCGGCGCGCGATGCGATGCGGTTTTTCTATTCCGCCAAAGCCGACCGAGATGAGCGCGATTTCGGCCTCGACGCGTTGCCGAAGCGGGCACGCCCGACGATGGGTAGCGGCATCGGGGGCCAGCCCGACCAGCAGCGCGCCAACAACCGCAACATTCACCCGACGGTGAAACCCGTCGACCTGATGCGCTGGCTCTGCCGCCTGGTGACGCCGCCGCGCGGCACGGTGCTCGACCCCTTCATGGGATCGGGCACGACGGGCATTGCCGCGGTGCGCGAGGGCTTCGGCTTTATCGGCGTCGAGCAGGACGCGGACTATTTCGACATCGCCTGCCGGCGCGTCGAGGCGGCGGTGCGCTTGCTCGAACTGCAGCCCGACATCGTGCGGGAAATGCAACGCGCCCGCACCAGCGTCGACGACCAAGGGGAACTTCTGTGAGCCGAGCCGCAAGCCAAGCACCGCTGCCGCCCGATGAGGCCGGTGCCATCACGGTCGGCATGCTGCGCGATGCCCGCAAGCGGCTGCACATTTCGTGCGGGAATTGCGGTCACGAGCGAGAACCGCGCCTCGACAAGGCGCCGTTCAGCAAATGGCGAGACAGCCTCACAGTCGGGGAAATCCGAGCCAACAAGCTCACGCCCTGCAGCGCCAGGGGATGCGGTGAGAAGCGGAAAATATGGGTCCAGATCGCGAACGATGAGGCGAGCGCCGACGATCGCCGCACGTGGGGCTGGACCGACGACGAAATCAGGGAAGCCGAAGCAAAGGTGGGGGCCTAGACGATGGCGATCGACAAGTTGGTGGTGACGGAGAACCTGCCGCAACTGTGGCCCGTGGCGCCGGCGCCGAACGAGGTTGAGCCGTGGGTGGAGCAGGTCTATTCCGCCGACGGGATCGACCGCTTGGCCGACGGCATCAGCGCGACCATCATGGCCGTCAGCGACGTCTCGTTTTTCGTCGGTGCCATGTTCGGCGTCGGCCTCCTTGCGGCGGTTGTCGTCGCCTATTGCATCGGCCTGATGACGTACCAGGAGTGGCGCGAGAACCGCCGGCGCGATCGCCTGGTGATGGGAATCGCGCGGCGCGCCTGGTCGGAGCTTTCGCCGAGCGAGATAGCGGAGGCGGAGGAAAGTTGGCCGGACGTGTTCCTGGTCGCCCGTCACCTCATCAACCGCGAACAACGGTCGCTGGTGGAACGCACGCGCCAGGTGCTCGACGCCTGGTTCGGCCGCCAGCGCGCCGACGCGATCGAAGCCGACGCGGGGAGGGCGGCGTGACCATATCGACGATCGCACTCGTGGCCGTCTACCGGCGCGTGTTTTGCAGCGCGCCGTTGCTGTTCCACGACGTGCGCACGCCGTCGCGCCAGGAACGCCGCAAAGCGCGCATCCGCCGCTGGATGGGTCCCATCGGCCTTGCCGTCGCCGGCGAATACGAGCGACGCAACGGGCGGCTGACCGATCGGCGGCCACTCTGGCGACGGAGCGGGTGGCACCAATGAACGAAACCCATTACCCGGTCACCGATGACACGCCCGGCCTCAACGTGCGCGTCGTCGTCGTCTGGGCCGGACGCGAATTCAAGGCCGCCCGCATCTACGACAAAAAAACTCGAGCCTGGCGCTGGGCGACCGAGGACGGGGACAAGCTCGTCACGTTGCCGCCCAAGGGCCAAGAACGGCGCTGGGGCGAGCAACCAGACGCCTGGCGGCCGGAACACCCCGGCCTCTGGAAAGCGCCGCTACCCGAGCCGCTGGCAGGCTGGACGCCATCGCTTGAGGCGAGCAACAAGGCGCTGGCCGCGCGGAAGGTCGCCGGCGAGCGCGACGCGGGAATCGCCGCCATGGCGCCGCGGCCGAACCGCTACGCCGCCATGACCGCACAGGCCGACCAGTCGGCGCGAACGCGGGCCGAAATCGTCGCCGAGGTCGGCGCGATCGAGGAGACACCGCGCGCCGGCGATCGGCAATGGTGGCTGACCGAGGCGCTGACGTACTCGGCCGCCGGCGAGGTATCGGTGCGCGAGGCGGAGGGGCGCGTCGCGCGCGCGATCCTGACCGATGGCATCCGCGGCCGCGAGGGCGGGCCGGCGGGCTTCAGCGAGACGTCCAGCGCCATGTCGGGCTTCATTCACGAGACGCTTCTGTCCAGCGACGCCGATGGTGCTCGGGAACGGTTCGAGCCGACGCCGCGCGACCTCGACGACTACATCGTCGCCTTTGCCTGGTTCACGGCGCTGAACCCGCCCGAGCTTTGGCATCACGCGCGCCGGTCCTGGACCTTGAGCCAGGCGCAATGCGTGCTGGTGTGGCGGGCGATCACGCCGGCGCTGTCGTGGCGGGCGATCAGAAAGCACACCGGCGGCAGCCACGAAGCGGCGCGGCGCGTCTACGGGGGCGCGATCGCCGGCGTGCACCGTGCCGCCAACGGCAAGCCGGTGCTGCAACACGTCAGCGTGCAGGACCGCATGCGCGCCCTGCGGGAACGGAATCGAACAGCGAGGCTAGAGGGATGAGCGACGTCGACAGTGCCACTAACGTTGACACCGAGTGGCGATGCTGCGGGTGTGGCGCCGCCGCGCCCGGCCGGGTCGCCTCATGCGACTGCCCAACACAGGTGGTCTACGTCCGAGGGACAAAAAAACACGCATGGAAGGCGGGGAGGCAGGGGCGGCCCGACAGTCGCATCGCCGCGGCGGCGCTGGTGCGTGAGGGGGTAATCCTGACCATGCCGCCGCCGGCGCGACATCACAACCTCGTCAGCGCGCTAAACATGCTGGGCGTCGACCCCAACGATTGGGGGCAGGGATTCATCGACTCCGACGGCCAGTTTCTCGACCGCTTCCGGGCACGGCAAGTCGCACTGCGCACCGGCCAGGTGACGAAGACGCGCAGCCCGTCGGACCTATTCTCGGAGGACCTTTGGTGATGATGCGACGGGACGCGCTGGACCTGGCGTGGGGGGCGATGAGGATCGTCAAGACGGAAACGGCGATGACGCGGGTGCCGCGTAGCGATCGCAAGCCGCTTCGCGCCAGGCGGCCGACTTACGGCAAACGGCCAGGCAAGCCGCGGCGGCCATACCTGCACGCCGGCGTGCAGGGGCTGCGCCGCTATCGGCGCTGTGCGCCACGGACCGCCTCTAAGCCGGCCATCATCATCAGGTCCGACATCGGCACCGTCTACGTGCACCCGGCGCTCTACGAGCAATTGATCGCCAACACGCAGCCTGCGCCGGCGCGCGAGGAATCGGGAAACGTATTGTTCAGGGGGCGGCTGTGGTGAGCACGATCAAAAGCCTAAAGGACGAATTCAACCTGATGACCGGCGACGAATTGCCGGCGAAGCCGAAGCCCGTCGACGATCACGATGCGGTGCGCGAGCAATGGAGCTACGCCAAGAAGCGCGCGTTCCGCGAGATGGGGCCGGCGGCGCTGTGCATCGTCGCCACCGACGGGCCGGTGTCGGTGGTCACGTATGACGAGCGTGGCAACGTCGCCGCCCGGTTCGGGCACAACCGCGGTTGCTGGCCGGCGTTGCTGGCGCGGACGGCGTCGTGGGCGGACACCATCACCAAGAACTACAACAAGAGCCCGTTTTTCTGGATTGGCGTGCAGATCCGCGTATGGGCGTCGAGTGTCGAGAAGCGGGACCGCCTGGCCGAAGCCGTTACCGACTTGCTCGCGCACATGAGCGAGGAAGCGATGGGGGCGACGCTGCTCAACGGCTACCGCGACATCGGGCCGGAAATCGACCTGGCGCTGCTGGAAATGGAAATCCAGGGGATTGCGGAGCGGCTCAAGATAGGGGCGTGGGACGACGCCGGCCTGTCGGCAAAGCTCGACGAGGACGCGGCGCGCGAGGAACGCAAGAAGGTGGCGTGGCAATGAGCGGATTTCCAGAGACGCGCAAATATGCCGAGGCCGTCTGGCAGTTCAGGGAGACGCGCGACAGCGAGTATGCCGTAACGACCGTCGGCGCCTTCCGCGTGGTCGTGCAGGACCAGGACGGCGACAGTTCTCGCTTCGAGGTGCGGCGGGGGCACGAGCGCGGCGGGCCGCTCGTTGCCGTGAGGGAATCAATCGGCTTCGAGGACGACGAGCAGCACCTTTACCATTTCGAAATCGCGAGGCGGCTGGCATGGGAGACGGCTTACGCGATGGCCTACGCCGAGGAATACGCGGCCTGGCAAGCCAGCGACGAAGGCAAGCGCATCATGGCCGAAGCGGCGGGGGGACGATGATCGTCATCATCGCGCCGATCGCCGGCGTCGTCGGGCTGGCGATTGGGTTCGCACTTTGCGAACGAGGACGGTTCCGCCGGCGCGTTCGCCGCGCGGCGCGCAACATGGAACGGGGGAACGAATGATTGACCGGCTGGACGAACCGCGAGCGATCAGCACCTGCTAACGGTGCGCGCGCGAACTCGGCTTTATCGAGGCCTATATCAGCCTCGACTAGGGCGCAGGACGGCACGCCAGGTCAAAAAAAACAACGGGCGCCGCGTCACGGCACCTTGCCGCAGCGATTTTGGCAAGATGACAGTTTGTACTGGCAATCCACGCCAGCTCTCTCATGCTGCTTCCCGCATTCGCTAAAGCCAAGGCATCTATTTATGCATAGTCGATTGCAGCGAGCGCGCGTTTCTCGGTCCGGCGCACCATTGCACTCGCGACCGCAAGTAGTCGTACAATCCCCGCGCTTCTTAGCTTCGCATTGTGCGGCTTGGTCGCCCGCGTTTCTCATACATTGTGCCCAGTCCCCCTGACACAGCCGTTTGCAAGCAGCCGGATCGAGCGCGCTGGCGTGGGCATTAAGGAGCGAAATCAGAAATAGCAGGGATAGCAGAAGTCGCATGTCAGCCTCGAAATTTATGAAATCTAATTTGTCGAGCCTAACGCGGGGGTAAGCCACTTGCAACAACGGGCGCATGTCGCGGTTTTTTTGGGCGAGCCGGAAGTCGAGCTTAGCGCCGCTCGTTAGCTCGTGGCCCGCGGGCTCGTTTTAGGGTCGGCGCCAGAACGCACGGCGCTCGGCGCCGGCGTGAAACTCAGGCACGCTCCAGATGTTGCCCTTCACGCCGCAGCCGCTGCAAACCATGGATTTGCCGAGCAGGTGCACGACGGTGTCGTCGGACATCGCATCAAGCGGCGGCTTCGAGGGCTCAACCTCGCGCTCGCGACCGCAGGCGTTGCAAAGCAGATGAAGCCACATTTTCTCGCGACGTAGGTCGCCGAGGCTGACCGGCTCATAGGGCTGGTCGCGAGCGCCCATCAGGTCCGCACCCTAGCGAACAACTCCCATCGGCTTTTATTCGCCTCGCGCCAGGCGGCCGTCTTGACCTTGATCCAATCGGGATTGGGGCCGGCCACGTAACGGCTGCCGCATCGCTTCGAGACGATGCCTTCGAGGCTGTGTTGGGCGCAATGGGCGAGCACGCGGTCCGCATCCTTGAACGCGTGCGAAACGCGCAGCGTGTCTGTCGCCTCGCGCTTGAGCACCCGGCGCAACAGCGCCCGGCGCTGCTCTATCGGATCGTTGAACATCGGGACGCCGTTGAATACCAGGACGTCAAAGCAATAGGCGCAACAGCCATCACGCACGCCGCGCATCAGGGCGTAGAAGTCCGGCCGCCCCGACGCATCCGGCGCCACGATTTCGGAATCGAGCACCACCGACTTGAACGGCAGCGTTTCGGCAATGCGGGCGATGCTGCGGAATCGTGCGGTGAGGTCGCCGCCATTCTTGCCGTAGATGGTCGCGGTGGCGCCCTCGACATGGATCTGCGCGCGCCAGCCGTCGAATTTGACCTCGTGCAGCCAATCGCGGCCCGCTGGGGGCTCGGGGCGCAGGATGGGGGCGCTGGGCGTGATGAAGCGGGAGCGGGGCACCGCGGGAACGTAGGGCGTCATTGGCCGGCGGAAAAGGCTAAACAAAACAAAGTGCTGTCAGGCGTCGTCCATCTGACGCGCAGTCTCGGGCGGTGAATCGGGGAACGGTGGGAACCCAGCCAGGGAAGGATCATCCGGACGCGGCGGTCGCCGCCGCGCAGGATTAGTAAACCACTTGCCCTTTGCCCCGACGTCGACCCAGCGTCCGCGCTTGCGATCTTCGCCGTCTGATACCCAGATTTGGCACTCGCCGCAGCCGCGGCATCGCCGCCAGCCATCGGACACGACCCACGGATGGTAAAGTAGGCATTCGAAAAGCCGCCGGGCAATGTATGGAACGCGCACGGTTAAATCCTGCCCTGAAGGTGGTCCGCATTGCCACCAGATCAAATAATTGTCGCGCGCAATACGACTAACCAATTAGATGATTGCCGGACAACGGCAGTAGAGTATCCGATGAGCATTCCCGCCACCAAGAGCAATTTAGTGGTAGTGCGCGCAGGCGATAAATCCCTGCACCGGCAATGGCTTTCTGGTGGCGCGCCCCGAAACTGGGATCTGGTGGTGAGCTACTATGGGTCGGACACGGACATATTCCGAGACGACGACTCTTGGCGTATCGACCATAGGGGTGGAAAATGGGATGGGCTGTACAAGCTGTTCACGGAGCACCCGCGCCTATTGGACTACGAGCGCATCTGGCTCCCTGATGACGACATCTCGACGACTACCGAGGCGGTCAATCGGATTTTCGATGCCATGGTCGACTACGGCGTCGACCTCATGCAGCCGAGCCTTACGCCGGACAGCTACGTTAGTTGGTACCACACGCTCGCGAACCGCAAATATCGTTTCCGCTATTCCAATCTCGTCGAGATCATGGTGCCGTGCCTGACCTCAGCGCACCTGAAAACTGTGCTGCCGTTGATGCGTGCGAGCATGAGCGGGGTCGGCCTGGATTATGTCTGGTGTCGGCTGTTCCCGAATCCCATGTGGCGCGCCGGGATATTGGACGAGGTCTCGGTGCGCCACACCCGCCCCATCGGCTCAGCGCTAGCCGTCGAAATGCGGGGCGTCGACCGGTCGGCCGAGGATGAACTGGAGAACATCCGCCGTATGGTCCCTGGCCTATCAAGGCGACCGCAGAAGGAGATGCACCCCTATGGCGCTATCGATCGCAGCGGAAGGAAGGTGACGGGCAAGCTGCGGCTGTCACTGGGGGTGTTACAGGGGCTTTCTGACGCCGATCTGTCTCTGTCTCCGATGGGGGCACGAGTCATTAAACAGAAGAAGTGGAAGTCGGCCAAAGCGCTTCTGCGGCACGGCGCGGCGCTCGATCCATTGGAATTGCGACCTGTGTAGTAAAAGCCCCGGCGCTGGGGGCACCAGCACCGGGGCAACTATTCGGGCTTTTCGATCAGTTCGCGGCGACGAGCACCTTGCACCGTCCGGCTTGCGTGCGCATGGGGATGCGTTGGTCCGCCTCCCATTCGCTCATCCAGTCCGAAATCCGCTGCTTGCGGACGCCCGACAGTCCGACCAGCACCTGCTGCATGGGGACCGTCCGGCCGGCGGCGAGTTCGGCCCGCACGTAGGCCAGCGTCTGCGCCTCGGACCACCGTCCGGCGGGCAGCGGACTGTCCGGCTGGGGGCGGACTGTCCGCGCACCGCCGTCACGCTGGCCGTCCGTTGCTCCCGAAGAATTTTTCGGGAGCACGGCCGGACTGTCCGGCGTCGCCAGTTGCTGACGGACTGTCAGCAACTCGGTCAGCGGAGCAATGTTCGCTTTCCGCACATTGCCCGGCCGGAACGCATCGTGCAGCGACCAGGTGAACCCCAACTCGAACAGCCCGGTGATGAGGTACGGCATGAACAACAGCGCCAGGGCCTTCGCCTTGTCGCGGTTGCCGCCGAGCGCGGCGACCAGGTTGCCGAATGCCTCCGCCGAAGCGTCGACCGGCTTCACCTGTTGCGATTTGAGGCGTGCCTCGATGCCGGCGAGGGAATCGGCATAGACCGCCTCCACCGCGCGAGCGCCAAGGCATCGTCGATGCTCGGGGCCGTATTTCTTGCACACCGCGTCGGCATCGTTGCGCTTGGCGGTGCGTGCCTTTTCCTCGTCGACGAGCTTCGCTTTGAGCCGGCCGCGTTCCTCGGCGGCCTTGTCGTGACTGTCGGCGGACATCAACTGCCCCTCGGTTTGGCGGCCGAGCGAGTACCAGCAAATGACGCCGGTGCCGAACAGTGAGAGCACCAGCCAGCCGATAAAGGCGATGGGTGCCCGTTTCTTGGCGGCTATCGTCACCGCGAGCCACGCGCCCGTGGTCGCGACGACGATGCAGATCGTCTGCAGGTGCTTTTGCGTGAAGTCGGCGGCGCCGGCGATGACGTCACCGAACAGGAGGGACGTGCCGCCAACACCAAGGGCGGTGGCGCACACGATTGCGGCCAGGCGGCCGCCTATGTTATCGATCGTCATTGTGATGGTTCCTTTGGATGGGAGCGGTCACGCAAGGGCTCGGCTGGTGCACGAACACCGGCCGGGCTTTTCGTTTTTCGGAACTGTCAGTGGGCAAAGAAAAAGCCCCCGGCGCGCACGAACGCACCGGGGGCTCGCTGTGTCAGACTGGCCTAGTGTTGGCCGAACCGCAGTAGGGCTAAGCCGACCGCAAGCACGCTGGTGATTACCGCCAGTGAGTGCTTCCAGAGCGTCGCCTCCAATCGGCTCGCAAGCTTTTCAAGGTCGTGGCTCGTTGCAAGCTGCGGCACCAGGTGGTCCCGCAAAGCCTCGGCGTGCGCCTCGGCCTGCACTTGCTCGACGCCGGCGGCCGTGAGCCGTTTGACGTAACCGAGAGTGTCGATCGACATACGTTTCTCCATGGATGGGAGCCTAACACGCTGACGAAAGCTCGTCAGGCGGGGCGCGACCCCGCGACGGCGCTGGGCACCGTTTCGCTTTCGTCTCGAACACTGGCGGCCTTTTGGGCCGCTCCCCGGCGCGGTTGGTGGCCATCCGTCAGGCCTTCCGTGCCGGTTCGCGTCTTTTGCTTTCCGATAATGCGAAAAATTTACGCATAAGTCAATAACGAGACGTTGTCTTAACCGTAAATATTTCGCATAGTGCCCAGGACGAACAAGTAGGGATTACGCAAATGACCCCCCAGCGGCTCGGTGCCATCCTCGACCGGCTCGGACTATCGCGCGGCGGGTTCGCCCTGCTGCTGCGGTCAACCCGGAAGTCGGGGGAAAACTGGACCGCCGAGGGCGCCAAGGTGCCGGGACCGGTGGCAACCGTCGCCGAACTGCTGGACCGTCGGCCCGAGGTGCTGACGGTGCTGCAAGAGATCAACCCCGTTCCGCCGACCAGGCGCCGGGAGCCGAGGAAAGGGAAGCAATGATGGGCGCGGGGGAAAAAAAGGCCGGCGGCGCGTCAGTGGAAATAGCACTCGGTGCGTCGATCAAATCCGAACGCCACGTACAAGCGACGGAACCCGAAGACGTAACAAGAGAGAAAGCCGAGGCGCTTCTGCGTGCGATTGCACCAATCGTTACCGCTGCCGGAATCGTTGATGACTGGCTCATTGATCTTAGGCGACGTCTGCAGAGCAGACGTATCGAGACCTTATCGAGGATCATGGTCAAAGCTACGCGGGAACTCGAAGGTGCTACATTGACCGGCGCCATACCGCAAAAGGCATTATTGCCGATCCTCGAACGCGCATCGCTAGAAGATGCGGAAGATGACGTTCTCACCACGGCTTGGGCAAAGCTGATCGCGTCGGCCTCGGAAGACTATGACGTCGAGGTCGTTGTGTTCTCGCGATTACTCTCGGAGCTTTCAGCGCGTGAGTGCGGCGTCTTGCGTTGGCTATGGCGTCCGGAGGGACCGCCGGACTTAACGTCATTTCCGATGGAGCGCTTTTACAGCGCGGAGCCGGAAATCAAGGACCTATTGCGGCAGGCGGTGCCGTTGCGCGATCTGTCAGTGTTTGAGCAGTTGCGCAAGTATGTCGATCCCACCATGCCGATGGAGTTCACCATCGCTTATTCGCGCGCGGTCAAGGACCGGGTGCACTGGGTGGATGCGCGCTTGTACGCTCCCGTGTTTGCCGACAATGAACTCGCGTTCGAACTCCTGAAAAATCAGGGACTCATCGCACTGGAGGGTAGAGGGTACAGTTGGGCTACTAACGAGAAGCCAGTAGGCGTCGATTGGGCCGTGCTCACCGCCTTGGGACAGCGGTTTATGAAGCGAGTTGCACGTCGGGACGCATGATAAGGAGTTGATAGATGGAAACGACGATTTGGATTGCCTACAACGCCGCTGGCGACGTCGAGACGAGCACCGACGACGCGCAATCGGCGATGGATCTGCTGATCGAGAACCATGGGGCCGACGAGGGCGCCCGCGTAGTGGCGTTGAGCCTCACGCTGCCGGCGATCACGCCGATGGAAGTCAGCGCCGTCATCCCGACAACGGACCTGCAGGTGAACGTCGCGGTGCGGGCATAGGAGGCGCAAATGGCATCGGCATTAGGCGAGCATAGATTGCCGTTCGTGCGCGTCGCGCCGGACGGACTGTCGGGCGTTTTGTTCAGGGCTGCCGCCGATGGCAGTCTGGTGACTTCGGAAATTCGGCCGCGTGATGACCTCGCCCGCTTTGCAGGACGCGACGCACCGGTGCGCGTCGACGAAGAGCCAGGCGCACCGCTGCTCATCTATTTTCCGCCGGATACGGCAGAGCTAGCCGGGCTTCGCAGGCGGTGGGCGCAGTTGGAACGCGAGGCAAAGACACCGGCTGCAATGCACCTGGTGCAGGCGACGATTGACGAGATTGCTGACGTGCGCGGGCGCATTGTCGAAATCGAGGAGGCGAGCATTCGATGACGAACGAAGACAACACGACGGGGCCGACGATGAGTGATGAGCTAATAAGGCCTGGCTCGCGCCTAAAGCTGGGCGACGTCGAGGGCGAGGTTACCGAAATGGGCGTAGAGTGGGATTCGCCGGGCGCGGAGGAAATGCACCGACGCCTAGTGGACCACATCAACCGCCACATTGACAAGGTGATGCAAGGCGCCCAGTCGTGGGACCGTGCCCGGCGGCAAGAACGGGCGCACAAGGAAACGGAAGAGGCGCGGCGGCAGGCGGCCGACCTCTTCGCGAAGCACACGCGGACATACGCAAGGATCAGCGCCCACGGCGCTGGGGACTGAGGGGGAAATGGATGCCGGACAAGGAAAAAAGCTTCCTGGACGAGGTGCTCGAACAGGAGCAACGGCTATTGAAGCAGCGCGCGGACGATGATGCCATGCGGCGGGAAATCTGGGAGTATCTCGGCGACAGCAAGCTCGCCACGAGGGGTTTTGAGTGCCGCGCTGGCGAGGATGGCGTGTCCAGCTTGTTATTCGACGGTCAGAGGGTCTTCAAAGTTGAATGCCTGAACGGCGGCATCACGGTGTCGGCCGCTAGCGGTGAAGTGTTCAGATATCCGGAAGTCAGCACGGCTCGCGCCTATATGGGGCGCCTTGCTGCCGAGGCGATCATCGCCGCCCGGGACGAAGTCGACCGGCGCGTCGCGGAGCGCGACCGCGCTGGGAGGTAGGAGGGAGAACGATGGCTAACGATGGACGGGCGTACGGTGAGATGGCTGGCGGCTTAGTTACGCTGTTGGCGAGCGTCGTCGGCACGCTAGAGAAGCATGGACTACCAAAGGGCGCAGTGCTTGCGGACCTCGAAGCTAAGCAGCATCTGATAGCAGATCAGGGGCCGCTCATGCGGGCCGTGTTCGCCGGAGCGATAGCGGCTTTGCGGACGCCACCACCCGAAGGCGCTGGTGGTTGAGGATGCCAGCTGAAGCTTCGCCTAGGAGCCGCTTTCTTTTCTCAATGGCCGTGGCTTTCGGCATTATCTCGGTCACCTTTCTGACCGGGGCCTTCCAATTGTGGACTTACCCGTTTCCCCGCGGTGCTCTCATAATCGGCGCCGTGTATGCTGGCTTCGCCAGTGCGGGGTGGACTGTGCTCTGGAACATTGAAGAAGGCTCGGGCCGAACGTTGAGCAATGCAGGGCGGCGGGGGGCGCGTTTATGGACGTTGGTTTTCTCTACGCTTATCGGATCACCCGTCGGGGCGCTGTCGCTTTGCATGTTCCCGCTCAATGTCCAGTGCACATTGACGGCAGACGCCGCCAGCCCCGAACAGCTCACTCAACTTCAGGGGTCGGTTGCAAAGGCGGCGCTATTCATCGTGACCTGGCTATGGTGGTAAGGAGCCAGAGGATGCGTGAGTCTCAATTGCAACGCTCGCGACCATTCGAAAGTTTTTTTAAAAACGCGTTGACGACTTAGCCGAATCCGGTGAGTCGTGTGTCTAGTCTCGACGAGACGAATGCCCGCCGCTGAACAAGCCGGCGGGTTTTTTGTGTTCGGACGCTTTCTTGAACCCGGGAGGACGCCATGTAACGGCAGCCCGTGTGAGGCGTTTTCAAGACTACCAGGCGGCACGGCGGGTGAGGCAGCCAAGCGCGGCGATGACCACCGAACGCCAACGCCGTCGACTACTTTCGCAGCATCATTTGCGCGAGATCATCCCGGCCCGATCCTGGCAGGCACGCACCCAAGCGATTTTTTCGCACCAGGCCAATGCCAGCGAAGAAGGCCGGACCGATCACGATGCGCAAGCTGTGGCTGTATGCCCAAGACGCCTGGGTAATTCGGTCGACGTGCACCGATCGCCCCGAGACGTTTTTCGAAAGCCACACGACCTGGAACACGAGCCCGAGCAGCGCGACGGTGTTTCGCTCATTCGACGCCGCAGAGCGCGAATTGGTGCGAGCCGCGTCGCTGGGGTTCAAGTTGCCGGGTGAAGTACACGACGTCGTGCCGCTTGTCGGAGCGCTCGATACGTTCGCGGCCAAGGCCGGCAAAAAGGGCTGACGCCATGGCAGCGCTGACGATGCAATGGTCGGGCAACGGTGTGCCGAAGCTCACCATCGCGTGCCAGAAGCTATCGAGCGGCCAGAAAGCGAACGCGTTTCGGCGCGCGCTGAACCACACCGGCGACAAGGTGTACACCATCGTGCTGCGCACGCTCTCCGACCAGATCGGTGCGCCGCAGGCGGTCATCCGGCGCTATGGCAAGATCATCAAGCTGCGCGCGAACAACGCGGCGTTGACGTACACCATCCGGGCTGCAGGTGGCCCGATCCCAATCAAACATTTCCGTGCCTACCAGACGCGCAAGGGCGTGTCGGCCGCGCCGTGGAAAAACCGCAAGACTTACCGCTCGGCGTTCATCGTGCCACGGCTGGGTGGCCACGCGTTCTGGCGCACGGGGCGCAAGCGCTTGCCGATCGAGCGCATCGCCGGCCCGAACGTGCCGAAGGAAATGGTGAAGGATGCGAGCGCTGCCGCGTTCCATGCCGTCACCGCTACCCAACTGCCTCGCCGTGTTGAGCACGAGATACGCAGGCTCACCGACGGCGTCGTGAGCTAGGGGGGCGAGTTCGCGGGTCCCTTTCCCGCCCCCCGCCCGTCGTGCGGCGCGGCGGCGGCCCGGGGTTCGACAATTTTTGGGGCCAAAAATTCTTCACTTCCGATTCCGAAACATCGGGTTTTGGGGGCTTTGCCGACAGAGGCGCTAATGGCACGGACGTCGCGGGCGAAGCGGTCGAAGAAAACGCCGCAAAAAATCGCGCCACCTCCCGAGCCCGCGAGCGTGTCGGCGGCGGAGTTAGCCGCCATTTTAAGCGACAAACCATTCACCGATCGCTGGCTGCGCGAGCTTGCCGACAAGGGCTACGTCGTCCGCGCAGGGCGGGCTCGCTACGAACTCGCCGCGTCGGTCCAGGGCTACATCCGCTTCATCCGTGAAACGGAAGTGGAGCGGCAAATCGGAAGCCAGAACGCGCGGGCGGAGTTCGAAGCCGAGCGCGCCCGCAAGCTCAAGCTCGAAAACGACGAGCGGGAGAGCATCCTAATCGGCACGCCTCTGGCGATCGCCGCCGTCGACTACATCGTTGGAACGCTGCGCACGGACCTCGCCGCCGTGCCGGCCCGAGCTTCAGAGGACGTCGCCACGCGCCGGCGTGTTGAGAATGCAATCGACGACGTTCTCAACAGTCTCGCCGACCGATTTGCGAAAGCTGGCGACGCTCTGGCGCAGGGCGTCGATCCTATCGAGGCCGACGAAGAAGCAGCCGCCTGACGAGTGGGCGAAAGAAAACCGGATTTACCCGCCTTCGGCGGACCGACCAGGGCCGCGCGACTCCGCGCTGACGCCCTACGTCATCGACTACGTTCGATCGTTCGAGAACCACCTCTACGACACGTCATGCCTCGTTTGCGGCTCGCAGATGGGCAAGTCGGAGGCGATCCTCGACGTCATCGGGCAAACCCTCGACCAGCGACCGGCCGCCACCGTCTACGTTGGCCCCAGCCAGGTGTTTCTGCGGGACGAGATCGAGCCGCGCGTTTCCGCGCTAATCGACCAGTCGGCTAGCCTTCGGTCGAAAGCGACCCGAGGCAAGAAGTCGACCAAGTTCCGCAAAGTGATTGGCGGCGTGACGGTGAAACTGCTGTGGGCCGGTTCGGCGTCCCAGCTATCCGGCACGACCGCCAAGCTCGCCCTCGTCGACGAGCTAGATCGCATGGTGACAAACGTGCAGGGCGACGGCGACGCGCTGTCGCTCGTCGACGCGCGCGGCTTTGCGCACAAGGACAGGAAGCGCGGCGTCACCTCAACGCCGAAGTGCGGCAACGTCGACATCGTAAGGGACGAGGTCGCGAACCTCGAGTTCTGGAAGCGCATGCCGGCGGAGGACATTGAAAGCCCGATCTGGCGCGTATTCCAGCGCGGGACGATGCACCATTTCACCTGGCCGTGCCCGGAGTGCGGCGAATACTTTGTGCCACGGTTCAAGCAGCTAAAGTGGCCAGAGAACGCAACGGCCGCCGAGGCGAAGCGCACCGCGCACGTCGAGTGCCCGCAATGCGGCGGCATCGTCGAGGAACGCCACAAGGCCGACCTTAACGCCCGGGGCCGTTACGTGGCGCCGGGGCAGAAGGTGTCGCGCAACGGCGTCGTCACTGGCGACCCGCCGGACACCTCGACCATCAGCTTTTGGGTGTCGGGGCTTTGCTCGCCGTTCGTCACGATCGGCGAGCGCGCCGCGTCCTATATCGAGGCCAAGGACTCGGGCAGCCAAGAGAAGCTGCAGGCCGTCATCAACACCGGCTTCGGTGAACTTTGGGCGCCAGGCTCGGGCGACGTGCCCGAATGGCATGAGGTCGCCGCCCTGAAGCGGAATTACCGGCGCCTCGAACTCCCGCCAGGCGTCAAGGTGCTGACGCTGGCGGCCGACGTCCAAAAGAAGCGCATCGTCTACACGATCCGCGGCTGGGGCGCCCGGGCAAGCTCGTGGCTCATCGACTTCGGCGAGCTTCATGGGCCGACGACCGAGGACGACATCTGGCACGAGTTCGCCGAGCTACTTCATCGCCCGATCGGCGACATGACGATCTGGCGCGCGTTCATCGACTCTGGTTTCCGGCCGGGCAAGCCCGAGCACGTGCCGGTGAACAAGGTCTATGACTTTTGTCGGCGGTTCCCGCGCTTGCTCTGGCCGACGAAGGGCCGTGCGACGCAGGACAAGCCGCTCATCGTGAGCAAAGTCGAGGTCACCACGCGCGGGTCGGCCAAAAAGTACGGCCTCGACCTGGTGCTGCTCGACACCGACTACTTCAAGAGTTGGGTGCACGAGCGCATTCGCTGGGAGCCCGACAAGCCGGGCGCCTGGTTGTTGCCGGCGGACACGACCGACGACTTCTGCAAGCAGATCGTCGCCGAGGCGCGCGTCAAGAAGCCGAGCGGCCAGCCGGAATGGGTCGCACGTAGCCGCGAAAATCATTTCCTCGACTGCGAGGCAATGCAGGCGGCCGTTGGGCACATGCTCAACGTGCACCTGATGCGCGCGGACGAGTCCGACGAGACGGCGAAGCCTGCCGAGCAGCCGATCAACTCGCCCGCCGCCGCGCCGGTCAAACGGCCCGTCGGCGAACCAAAAGCCAAGACGCCGGCGCCGTCGCCGGCGACAATCAACGCCGCGGAAGCCCGCAAACAACGCATTGCGAAGCTCGCTTTGCGGATGAGGTCACGATGAGCGAACCGAGCCCCTGCCTAGTGACGCTGCGCAAGCTCAAGGCGGCGATCGACGCGCGGATGAGCGGCGAGGGCGTACAGAGCGTCGGCCACAAAGGTCGGTCGATGGAGTACGCCAACATGAACGTCGGCGACATGATCAAATATTATGCGCAACTCTGGAAACAGTGCCCGCAAGCGCAGGCCGAGCTTCCCGAGCTTCAGCCGCTTGACGCGCCGACGGCTCGGCGTGGTCGGCCGGCGATCTTTGTCGGCAATGGGCGCGTCTGATGGCACGGGGTCGATCGAAAAAGGTCGCGAAGCCGCACGTGCGGGCGTCGCGCGCCGATGCTGGCCACACGGCCTATTCCGGCGCGAGCACGCGCGACCAGAACATCGCCATGTGGCAGCCGTCGCTGCGCTCGGCGGATGCGGAGATCCTGCGCGACGCGTCGAAGGTCCGCGCACGGGCGCGCGATCTTGAGCGCAACCACCCCTACGCCAAGCAGGCCGTGCGAATTTCGCGCCTTGGCGTCGTCGGCAAAAAGCTGCGCTATTCGTGCCGGCCGGACCACCGCTTTCTCGGCATCGACTTTGAGGAGGCGGTGCGTTGGGGGCAAGAGTTCGAGCGTGTTTGGGAGAATTACGCGCACGGGCCGACCTGCTACATCGACGCCGGCCGGCGTATGAGCTTCACGCAGTTGATGGCGCTCGCGCACGATCGCGACTTCGTCGATGGCGAGAGCTTGACCACCGTTGAGTGGTCGCCCGATCGCAAATGGCGCACCTGCTTTCAGCCGGTCGACGTTGACCGGCTGAGCAATCCCCACGGCCAGCCGGAAACGCCCTACCTAAAGGGAGGCGTCGCGCTCGACAATCTGTCGGCGCCGGTCGGCTATTGGGTGCGGGACAGCCACCCGGCCGACATCGGTTTCCAGGGGTCGCGACTTCTGACCTGGTCGTTCGTGCACCGGCAGACCGATTGGGGGCGCCCGATCGCACTTCACACGTTCGATGTCGGCCGACCTGGCCAGACGCGTGGGATGTCCGAGTTTGCATCGGTCATCCGCGACATGAAAATGGGTCGCGAGTACACCGAAACCGCGCTCGCGGCCGCTATCCTGCAGGCGTCCTACGCCGCGGTGATGGTGTCGCAACAGAACTACAAGGACGCGATGGAAATCATCGCCGCCGCGCCACCGGACAAGGCTCCGAGCCTGGTCGACGTCGCGTTGGAGAACCTCGAAGCGGCCATTGCCTACCACGACGAGGCGCAGATCCGCTTCAACGGCGCGAAAGTGCCGATTCTTTTCCCGGGCGAGGACCTGAAGCTGCTGACGCCAGGTCAAAGCGCGAACAGTCTCGCCGATTTTCAGGCACACGCGACGAAGTCTTACGCGGCCGGCACCGGCACGGACCCGATTTCTGTCAGCCAGGACTACTCGGACGTGAACTATTCGAGCGCCAAAATGGCCGTCGCGTCGAACTGGCGGACGTATGAGGCGCGCCGCGAACGTCTAGTCGGCTCCGTTGCCATGCCGATGGTCGCGAGCTTCCTGGAGGAGGTCATCTTCTCCGGTGCGATGCCGCTGCCGCAGGGCGTGTCGGAACTCGATTTCTACGATGCGCGCGATGCGCTCATCAAAGGCACGTTCATCACCTCTGGCGCCCCAATGCTCGACCCCGTCAAGGAGCGCCAGGCGCAGAAGCTCGGCATCGAAATGGGCGCCGAGACGCTTCAAGACATCTGCGCCGAGGAAGGCCGCGACTACCTCGACGTACTCGACCAGTTACAGCGGGAAGCCTTTGAGCGTGAGCAGCGCGGCTTGCCGCCGCCGTCACCGCTGATGCTTCCACCGCCAGCACCAGGCCACGAGGAACCCGCGCGATGACCAAAGCGGAGATCAAGCAGCGCCAGCAGACGCTGCGCGATGCCGGGTATGACGTCACGGTCGACGGCAAGGATGGCGATTCCACGCAAAAGGCGTGGGCGCAGTATCAGAACTCGCAGGCTCGCGCCGACCAGGCGAGGGCCGCAGCGGACCAGGCCAAAGCGGGCGCGGAAGCCGAGCGCGCGAAGGCTGAAGCCGAGAAAATCCGCGCGACGGCTGAGATCGAGCGCCAGCGCGCCGACGAGCAGAAGCGCAACGATGAGGCGGCCGAACGTCAACGCGAATTCGAGCGCAAGCTGCAGTCTGACGCCGAAACAGAGGCGCGGGAATCGCGCGAGGGCCTGCGGAAGGCCGGCATCAATGCCGTCGCGCTCGGCGCCGGCGTCGTCGGCGGCCTCGCATATGCCAAAGTTATCGACGCTCACCGCAACGCGGCCGTTACGAACGCAGCACCGAAATTAGCCGGCCTTGCGAAGGATGCACGAACCACGATCCGCAAGTATGAGGCGGGCAAAAACGTGCCGGCGGCAGCCAAAAAGCTACGCGGCATCGTAAACGCGGCCGACAAAGCCAAATTCACTGCCAAAGCGCCCATCGGGTTCGGTCCTGCCGCGGTATTGCTGGCCGAGGGTGCTCTGTCGCGATTTGTGATCGCCCCTCAGTTTAAGGACGAGACGACGCGCGAGGCGTTCCAGTCGATCGGCACGACGTCTGCGGTGGCGGCTAGCACCATCATTGGCAAGGGCATGGTGAACGTTGCCACGCCGGCGACGCCGGTCAATGGACGCGACCTTGGCGCGATCGAACAAGCTCGCACGATCGCCGACGCTGAAGCGAAGCACGTGAGGGCAAAAACGCCGGTGCCACGCTCGACGGCCAAGATCGCCGTCGACGCGGTGAAGAAGGCAAAGCCGGTGGTGAAGGTCGCCGGCGGCGCGGCCGCAATCGCTGTCGCGGGTCCGCTGGTCGCGGCATTGACCGCATACGATGCCACGAAGAATTCGGCGATGGCCGCCGGCGACGGCGAGGTTGCCGCGACGGCCAAAGCCGCGGCCTTTGCTGCCGGCGCTGGCGCCGCGGTCGCGGCGGCCGGCATCGCGATCGGCCGCGGCATTGCAAAGGGTATCAACGCCCTCGGCAAAATTCCCGGCGTCAAGGCCATCGCGTCGAAGGCCGGTCCCGCGGCGATCGTCGGCGCCGCCACATATGCCGGCTATGAGGGCTACACAGAGGGCGGTGTGCCTGGTGCCGCGATCGGCGTGGCCGATAGCGTCACGGGTGGGCTCCTGAGGGTCGGCAACGCCTACGCGCGGCAGATCCTCTTGCCGCCCGAGCACGATCGCAGACCCGCAATCATGCCGCGCGCTTCGAACGAGGCGCGCGCCTACCTCAATTCAGTCGCTGCGGCTCGCGGACAGACGCAACCGGCGCCGAAGCCGGTCGTGCGCGCGTCGCATAATGGCTGGGTCGCTGGATACGTCCGCGGCGATGGTGTCCGCGTCGAAGGATATCGCCGCGCGCACTAACGATCGCCCCGAAGGAGTGCCGTCTCATGGCTAAGCGACCGACGACGAAGTACAGCAGCCGAATGCGCACCCGCGCAACGATGCACGGCGTCATGTCCGGCGTCGGCGCAGGTGCAGCGGTCCTCGGCACGATCGGCGCCGGCGTCAATTTTGTCATTGGTGACGTGCCGGGCGGCCTGATTTTCACGGCTGGAGCAGCTTGGGGCGCCCAACTCGCTGGAGAAGCGGCTGATAAGCGACGCCTCGCCCGCGCAAAGGCGTTCATGGCCGAGCGCGGCGCACTACAGCGCCTGCAGGGCATTGGGCCGCAAACCTCAATCGCCCCCCCGGTCGGCGTTGGCAGCACGCCGACTGCACCAGGTCGCGCGGGATTCGCGCTCAACGTTAGAGCCGCGGCGGGTGCGTATTTGAACCAGGCGGCGGCACAGCGGGCGTCACAGACGAAGGTTTTGACGGCCCCGCGGGTCGCGTCGGCGGCGGCGCCGTCGAGCGGCAACGGCATGGTGAGCGAATACACGCGCCGCGACGGCACTCGCGTCACTGGCTATCGACGCGCCTAAAGGAAGCAACGCACATGGCTGACATGATCGAACCGGAGCGGAGTGCCCGCCCCGGCGGCCCCGGCTTGTCCTATTGGCTGGGCACCAAGTTCGCCAATCAGCCGCTCGCGATGCAACTTTCGGCGGCGCGCTGGCTCGAATCGCAAATCCGCGAGCGCGCGTTCGACTCGCAGATCGACCTCGGCGCCTCGAAGTTCATCGGCACTCGCGACCATCGCTCGGGTTATCGGGTGACGGACGAGGGCATCGCGATCGTGCCGGTGCAAGGCATCCTCGTCGATCGCGGCGACTGGCTCGGGGACATGGGCGGTTGGGCCACGAGCTACGAGGGCTTGGCGGAACAGTTCCGCCGGCTCGGCAAAGACGAGGCGATCAAAAGCGTCATCCTCGACATCGACAGCGCGGGCGGCATGGTCGCGGGCATGCTCGACGTCGCCGCCGGCGAGCTTAGCGACCTCAAAAAGAAAAAGCGCGTCTATGGCATCGCCGCCAACATGGCATTTTCGGCTGCGTATGCGATCGGCTGCGTCGCGCACGAACTCTTCGTGACGCGTTCCGGCGGTGCCGGTTCGATCGGCGTCATCGCCATGCACATGAACTACGGCGGCATGCTGGAGAAATCCGGCGTCGAGCCGACGATCCTCTACGCCGGCAGTCACAAGCCGGACGGCAATCCCTACCAGCCACTTTCGCACGCCGCGCGCGCAGAATGGTCGCGCGAGATCGACGAGAGCTACGGCCTTTTTGTTCGCCACGTTGCCAAACACCGCGGGCTCGATGAGCAGGCGGTGCGAGACACCGAGGCGCGTACCTACATGGGCGAGCGCGCGGTTTCCGCAAAGCTCGCCGATGGCGTCAAGAGCTTCGAGGAACTCCTCGAACACATCCGCAAAGGCTCGGGTTCGAGCGCGCGCGGGCAATCCAAAACAGGAGGACGGACAGTGTCCGACGGGAATGCCCCGGCCGCCGCGCGGCCGGACTACGACGCAGTCATTGCTGCGGCGCTCACTTCCATCGCGGCGAACGCCTCGGCGAACGCCAATCCGAAGCCAGCGGCCGCCGCCGTTGAGACACCAGCCGCTGCGGCTGCACCGGCCGCCCCGGCTGCCGCCGCCGCACCGGCGTCCGCTGCCGCAGATCCGCGCGCCCGCATCAAGGCCATTCTCGGCTGTGAGGCCGCGAAGAAGCGCCAGGGACTCGCCAATCACCTGGCGCTGGAGACCGACGTCTCCGCCGAACAGGCGGAGGCCATCCTGAACGCATCCGCCGAGGAGGGCGCGGCCGCGGCCGGCAATCCCCGCGGTGATGCGCTCGCCACGGCCATGGCCAACGCCCGCAACAGCGGCGGGGTGAAGCCGGAAGCCTCCACCGTCGCGACGCGCACTTCGCTCGCCGACAAGATCGCCGCCAAGTATCAGAAGAAGGCATCCTAACCGATGGCAGTCGTCGCAAATTATCCGAAGCTGTCCGGCGATTGGCTCCGCCATGAGCTTGACGCCCGCATTCACCGCCAGCAGGTCGTAATCCTGTCCGGCACCGGCAACCTGACTACTGGCGCCGTGCTCGGCAAGATCACGGTAGGTGCTGCCAGCAGCGCCGCCAAGGCCGGCGGCAACACCGGCGGTGGCTCGCTGACGCTCGACGTCGGAACGCCCGTCCTGAAGGGCGCCAAGGCCGGCGCCTATCAGGTGCGCTGCATCGGACTCGCCGCCAACGGCGGCATGTTCAGCGTCACCGATCCCGACGGCGTGCTCATCGGCACGTACACGATCGGCGGCGCGGCATTCGCCAAGCACGTCAAGTTCGCGATGGCGGACGTCGGCACCGACTTTGCGGTCGGCGACGGTTTCGACATCACCGTCGCTGCCGGTTCCGGCAAGGTCGCTCTGTACGATCCGACCGCCGTCAACGGCTGCGCCACTCCGTTCGGCATCCTGCTCGACGCGCGCGACGCTTCGAGTGCCGATGCCCCGGCCGTGGTTGTCACTGGCGAGGCGGAAATCGTCGCGCTGAACCTCACGTGGGGCGCCGCCGTCGACGACGCGGACAAGAAGGCCGCCGGCCTCGCCTTGCTGGCCAAGCTGGGCTTCCGCGCCCGGCAGTTGGCCTAAGCCCCACAGCCCCGCAGCGACAAGGAACAAGGAACGTTTAGACCATGCAGCTCGATTTCCTGCGCGACCCGCGCTACTCCGTCCGCAACGTGTCGGACGCCATCATGAAAATCCCGAACGAGTACGCCCTACTCTCCGGGATGGGCTTGTTCCCGGAAAAGGGCATCCGCACGACCTACGTCGAGATCGAGATCAAGGAGGGTTTCCTCAACCTGATCGCGACTTCCGAGCGCGGCGCGCCGGCACCCGAAAAGAAGCGCTCGACCCGTCAGTCCCGCATCATGAAGTCGGTGTTCATGCAGCAGAACGACACGGTCAAGCCGTCGGACCTGCAGAACCTTCCGATGTTTGGCGCGCTTGGCGAGTCCGAACAGTTCCTTGAGGCATTCGACGACGTGCTCGCCGAGCGTTTCGAGGAACTGCAGCGCGGCTATCGTCAGACGCACGAGTACATGCGTTGGGGCGCGCTTCACGGCGACGTCTACGACGCCGACGGCGTTCGCGTGCTCTACAACTGCTACACCGAGATGGGCGAGAGCCAGCAGTCGATCGACTTCAAGTTCGGAACGACCGCTTCGGACGGCATCCTGGCCGCTTCGAAGGCCGGCCGCCGCTACATGGAGAAGAACCTCAAGGGCGAGACGATGACGCGCCAGTTGGCGCTGTGCTCGTCCGAGTTTTTCGACAAGGTCACGACCCATCCGTCCTACGAAAAGTTCTACCAGAACAACCCGGTCGGCAAGCCGAACCCGTTCCTCGACGACCTCGGCGTGACCTACTTCCAACACGGCACCTGGACGTACATCGAGCACAACGGCGAAGCGACGTATCAGAACGAGGACGGCACGACGACGACGCGCCGCTTCATTCCTGAGAACGAGTCCATCGTCGTGCCGCTTGGCACGCGTCAGACGTTCCGCTCCTACTTCACGCCGGGCGAGATGCTGGACGCAGTCAACATGCCGGGCCAGGCCATGTACGTCTCGCTGAAGGAACTCGACCACGGCAAGGGCGTGGAGATCCATACGGAGTCGGCGCCGTTGTTCTTGGTCCAGAAGCCGCGCCTGGTTCTGCGCGGTTATTCGAGCAACTAAGCGTCGCACCCGACGCTCAATTCAGCGCCCGCCGGCGACGTCACGCCGGCGGGCTTTGCGTCGAGCGCCGCTCGCTTTCCGAAACTTACGGGGGAACACACCATGCGCCTTAAATTCCTTGTCGAGACGACGGTAAAAATCGATCGCGTCTCATCCAAGACCTACCCGAGCGATTGGTCCGGCGAGGTCCCGGATGCGCTCGCCGGCGAGATCATCGAGCAGGGCCTCGCGGTCCATATTCCGGTGTCGATCGCGGACTTGCCGCCGGGGCAGCAATTCACCGCCGAGCAGGCGGCCGTTCTCGCGCACGCTGCCGACGAGGCACTCGCGGCGGCGCGCGCCGATGGTGAGGGCACCAATGATCACCAGGACATCGGCGACGGCGAGGGTGACGCTGACGAGGTCGACGGCGAGGGTCCCGGAACGTTTGACGGCTTGCTGAAGGACGAACTTCTCGAACTCGCCATCGTGGCCGGTATCGAGGGCGCCAAGAGCATGAGGAAGGACGAGCTTCTTGAGGCACTGAAGAAGCACCAGGCGGCCGACGTCTGATGCCTTCGCCGTTCTCGGCGTCGCTCGCCGCCATGGAGACCAGGCTCGACGATCACATTGGCGAGCGGATCGTGATTACGCCGCTGGCCAATGGCGACTTCGGGCGCGCCGTTGACGGCTCGCGTCCCGTCATCGACGTCATCGGCTTGGCCGATTTCATCGACCCGTCGTCGGCCGACATCGCCAAGCTCAATGCGCGGGTGCCGTATGAGGAGCTTGAGGCCGAAATCCGCCGCGAGCTTCTCCCGGCCGGGTGGAAAGTCCACAAGGACGATGCGGTTGCGCTGCCCGAGCGGCCCTGGACCGAATACAAGGTCGGCCGCGTCGACCATTCGGACCCGGCGCGCCTGCGCATCACTCTTTGCAAGATCGGAACCGACTGATGTCGCTCGCTCGCGAGGCGCTTCGCCTTTGCACCGTGCGTGCTTTGCGCGGCGCGACGGCGGTCGGCAACCGCGTCAAGGATTCCGAGCAAGGGCCAATTGAGGACTACGTCGAGGACAAATCAGAGCCCGAAATTCTGGTGTTCACCGACGATTGCACCGTTGCGGCTACCGAGCCGCGCCAGTTGTTCGCCGGCGGCAAGCAGGACCTTGTGATCGAGATCGTCGCCACGCAGCGCATGAAAGTTCGCCTGCCCGATCAGGATCAAGAGGCCGATGCGCTGGCGCCGATAGAGACGGATGCGGCCATGGAATTCGCCATCGGCGTACTTACGCGCCAGGTGATGGTCGCGCTCATGGACGCGGCGAACCCATGGGCCGAACTGTGGCGCGAATTCGCCGTCACGATCACACAGATGCACGACCGCCGCGGTTCGTCGATGCGCGACGGCGTTCGCTTTGCCGGAAGGCAACTATTGCTCACCATCCAACTGCCCGGCGATCCGCGCCCCGGCGTCACGCCTGGCCCGCTGTGGACCAAATTCCTCGGCCTGGTCGATGCGACGCCCGACCTGGCGCCGATCGCGCCGACGCTGCACGCCCTGATCGAGGGGACGCCCGTCGAGTTGCCGGCTTGGCAGGTCCTGCGGGCCGGATACGGCATGACGCTCGACGAGGCGCGCGCGCTGCGGCTAGCGCCGCCGTCCGCGGCGGAGGCGACCTCGCCGGAATTCGAGGCGATGACGCCGGCGACGCAGCCCGTTGCACCAGGCTCACTGCCATGAAGTTGTCCGCCGTCATCGTTGACCTATACCACCGCATGGAGGAGGTCGAGCGACGGCTCGAAAACCGGTCGCGCAAGGGCAAAGTGGTCGAAGTCGACGGCGAAAAGGGTTTAGCCCGCGTCGCGATCGGCAAGGACCCCGCGACCGGCCAACCCTACCTGTCGCCGCCGATCCCCTGGAAAGAACAGCGGATGGGCTTCATCAAAACGCACTTTCCGCCTTCTGTCGGCGAGCAGGTGAGCGTGGAGTCCGATTCCGGCGATTTCACCGACGCGGTTATCGACACGGCGCTGCCTTCGAACCAGAACCCGCGCCCGCACAACAAGGTGGGCGAGGCGATGATAAAGATCGGTGACAAGCACACCATCCTTATGACCGCCGACAAGTTCGAGCACACGGTGGGCAGCAAGAAAGTCACGGCTGGCAAGATCGAGTTCGAGAACGAGAACAGTTCAATCACGACGCAGCCAGGCGTCGCCGCCTCTGACATTCCGATGAGCTAAGCCCGATGGATATGCCGGCGGAGGTCCTCGCAACCATGAAAGCCCAACTTGTCGACCCGGCGCGAGGGTGGCGAGTGGTGTCCGTGAGCCAGGACAAGCACACAGAGGCGTCCGTTGGCGACGTTGGCGGGGTGCCGACGCCCATGACCAGCGTGACGCGCACGGCCACTCTGACGGTGCAGAGTGCGGTGATGCGCAAGGCGATTATCATCATGCTTTCCGGCGACGGTGAGGACGGCTCCTGGTCGCGCGGAAACGCCTATTTCGACAGCAACACCTTCGCGTTCGGCGACGCGCAACTTCTAACCTGGTGCACGGCGGCGATCGCCGCGCTTCAGCCGGTCGCCATCGCCAACGTCATGGCCAGCTTCTTCGGCCCCATCCCGGTCGACGCCTGATGTTCGGGGTCGCACGCCGGTCGATGGACACGGCCGCGGGGCCGCAGATCGGCGCCAATCAGACCTTCGTAACGGTCGAGGGCATGCTTTGGATGGTGCGCGGCGACGTCAACGCACCGCACGGCTTTTTCCCGCATGTGCCGGGCGGGGACAACATGGCCCAAGGCTCGAGTTTTGTTTCGATCGACGGCATTCCCGTTTGCCGGCAGGGACACCTCGCCGGCTGCGGACATCCGACCTCCGGCGCAAGCTGGTTCAAACTTTCAGACTGAGGAGCACGACCGATGGCGAACGAGGCCAAGCAGCTTTACGAATTCACGCAGGCCGGCTTCTTTGCCGGCGACTTCTACAAGGTCGGCCAGCGCATCCGCCTTTTTCCCAAGCAGGCGCAGCACGAACTGCATCGCATGCAGCCGGTGCCGACCGTCGCCGACACCCCGAAGGCGCCAGGCCGCGGCCGCCGCGCGAAGGGCTGAGCCATGCCGGACTCGGTCGGTATCAGTCGGCGGACCGGCAAGGTGCTCGTCGATTGGGAGCACGTTAAGCAGTCGATCGAGGACATTCTCACCACGCGCGTCGGCACGCGCGTCATGCGGCGCGAGTACGGCTCGGACCTGCCGAAACTCATCGACGCGCCGATGAACGACCACTCGCTGTTGATGTTTTACGTCGCCACCGCCGAGGCGCTGGACCGTTGGGAGCCCCGGTTCAAGCTGCTGGAGGTCTATTTCGTCGACGCGAGCGCAGCGGGCAACACCACGCTGCGCCTGGTCGGCCAGTACCTCCCCCGCGGGCACCTCGGCGACACGACCCCCGCCAATGACAACACGCTGGTGCTCGACCTCGTCCAGATGGCCGAGGAAGGCTTCCGCGCGGCCGCCTAAGGACAAGCCATGCCGATCGGTTTTACCGCCGTCAGCCTCAATGCGCTGGCGAAGCCGGCCGTTGTCGAGGAGTTGAGCTACGAGGCCATTCTCGCCCGAATGAAGGCCGACGGCGTCGCTCGCTTGAACGAACTCGGCATCGCCTACAACGTGCAGAACCTCGAAAGCGACCCCGCCGTCAAATTCCTGGAGGTCGCCGCCTATAGCGAGCTTTTGCTTCGCCAGCGCGTCAACGACGCGGTGCGCGCTGTGTTGCTCGCCTACGCGCACGGCGCCGACCTCGACCATCGTGGCGTAGACTTCGAAACGCCGCGCATGGTGATGGGCACCGACCCGGACACGGGCGCGCCTATCATGGAGGACGACGAGCGCTACCGCCGGCGGCTACAACTTGCACCGGAGGCGTTCGCAACCACCGGCTCACGCGGCGCCTATATTTTTCACGCGCTGTCCAGCGACCCGTCGATTGCCGATGCGTGGGCGTACTGTCCGAAGGGGCCGGCCGACGGCCGCGTCGACGTCATCCTCGCGGGCTTCAACGGCGCGCCTGTCACGGACGCCATCATCGCCAAACTCGCGACTCGTCTTGAGCGGGAAGACGTCCGCCCGTTGACGGACACCGTCGTCGTGCGGCGCGCGCAACGCGTCGACTATGTGGCCACCGTTTCTGCGCAGCTGCAGTTCGGCTTCGACCCGGCCACGATCAAGGCCGAAATCGAAAAGCGCATCCGGGGCTATGCAGCCGACCGTTACCGTATCGGGGCGGAGGTCTATCGACCGGGCATCACCGCCTCGGCGTTCGTCGCCGGCGTCGAAACGCTCGCGATCGCCGGCCCGGCAAGTGACGTCGTCTGCAGCGATGAGCAGATCCCATACATGACGGGGCTCACCGTCACCATCATCGCCGATTGAGGCTTTCATGACCGCGTCGGCCTTCGACCTGTTGCCACCGAACGCGACGCCCTACGAGCGCGCGCTGGCACGCGCGGCGCGGCGCATCCTTGAAGTGCCTACGCCGATCCGGGAGGTATTCCGGCCGTTCGAAACATCGGCGTCGGTGCTGCCGTATCTCGCATGGGAGCGATCGGTCGACTTCTGGCCCGACGACTGGTCCGAAACGGCAAAGCGCGCGATCACTGCGCGCTCGATTCATCTGCACAAACGCAAGGGCACCGCCTACGCGCTGCGGGAGTACGTCCGGTACGCCGGCGGCACCGTGCGCGAGATCACGACGCCGCCGCAGAAGGTGTTTTCCGGACCCGCACTAACGCGTGAACAGCGCGAAGCGTGGCTATCGAAGCTCCCGCAGGTCCGCACCTGGCGCATTCAAGAGTCGGGCACTGCACCGGCCGCCAAGTCGTTCTACGGCGGCAAAAGCTGGGCGCACTTCGTCGAGGGCTCGTTCGCCATTCCCTCCACCGCGCAGCAGCGCTTGCGCCGGCGCGCGCGGTGGGTGGTCGACGACGTTGAGACGGAGACGCGCGTTTCCGATTTCGGCGGCTACTTTCGCCTCCACATCAAAGCGGCTGCCGGCCTCAAAGTGTTCAGCAACGAACCCTTCGAGCCCGGAAAATTCTTCATCCCGTCGGACGCGCGCAAGCGGCTGGTCACGATTCAGCCCGAGACGAGGCTTCCGTGGCGTTCTCCGGTCGGACCAACGCTCACGGCCGTCACCAGCGAGCCCGAGCGCGTCGTTGTACGGGGCACAAAGGGCGCCGGCGTATTTTCCGGTGACATCTGCCGCGACGGGTTTTGGGTGCCGTCAACGGCTCCGCTGCGCATTTTTCAGCGGTACGCGGTGTTCGACGGATCGCGGCCGAACCGTTCGCCGGCGATCCAGTTCATGGGCGTGGGCCGCTACGGCTTCCCTGCCCACACGGCGCACGTCAAGGCCTCGATACCGGGCAAGCGATCGGACCTCGCCGCCGGCGACGGCATCATTGCAATGAAGGCCAGGTTCTGGATTCCGTCGACCGCGTCAGACCGCGTGCGACGCGTACAGGACGCCATCGTGGCGTCAAAGCGCGCCTCCGACCGCATCCTCATGAGCACGGGACCGGAGCGCAAATTCATCGCCGGGCGGGTGTTTCGCGCCGGTCAGAGCTTCATCGTCGGTCGACCGAACTAAAGGGAAAGCCCACTCATGCTTAAGCAAGCGATCTTTCGCGACTACCAGGAACAGCAGTCGATCGACCACACCAATGCGCAGGCCTACACGCGCGAGACACTGGACCTGCTCATTGGCGACGTCGTTACGGCCGCCCGCAAGTTCGGTGGCTTTACCGTGATCAAGTCGAGCCAGGCGGAGGTTCAGGTCGCGCCGGGCCGCTTCTACGATGTCGCCGGCGCCATGTATGCGCGGCGCTCGACAGTGACGCAGAGCATGTTGACGCACCTGGCCGCCGCCTCGAAGCGCATCGTGGTCGTTTCAGTGTCCGGCGTCGAGAACGAGACGGACCTCGTCGAGCGCGACGTGCTCATCGACGTCGAGAATCGCACCGTCGAACCGCAATCCGTCACCACGACCAAGTCGCGCGATGCGGTGCTGTCGTTCACGCAGGGTGCGGAATCGGCCGACCCGCAGCCGCCGCCGCTGCCGGCGAGCCACGTCGCCATTGCGCACGTGCTGCTCGATGCGACGCAGGTCGTGTCGGTGACGATGCTGCTCGACAACCGTATCGAGAGCAACGAACTGCTCGACCAGCGCACCGATGTCCTGGAGGGCTGGAAATCCTCGGTCGAGAACCGCATCGCCTCGCTCGCGTCGGACATGGCCGCGCTTGCCGCGAAGTTGAGCCGGGCCGCCGCCAATCAGGAGCTTGTCCGGCTCTATGAGGACCTCGGCCGCATCAAGGAGCGCGTCGACCTGCCGGACACCTACTCCGACTACGGCGCCGATCGCTTCCTGTTGCCGGACGAGTCCGATGACGAGAACAGCCAGGCGCTTGGATGGGATGCCAAGGTCGAGATGGGCGTGCGGTTCCCGGATGCGAACGCCGACCAGTTCGAGATGACGCTCTTTTCGGCGAACGATCCGAACGCCGCCTATCAAAACGGCTTTCTGCTGCCGAAGTACACGAGCGAGACGAAAATCGTCACCGGCGAATATCATTCGGAACTCGGCATCGCGCAGTACGGCTTCCAGACCTACGACCTGGTGCAGAAGAAAATCCGCAAGGAGCGCACGCGCTACGGCGGCCAGTATTGGGTCTGCACCAACGGCTGGGCGGGCTACAACTCTTACGGCGACGGCCAGCAGGCGCCCTATTGGTTGCCCGACTTCGAGACCTATGAGGAGACCGTCGTCACCACCAACGGCGACCCGGGCCACCTGATCTACTATTACGACTACTATTGGCGCGATAGCTGGACCGAGACGTATTGGGAACTCGAAACGATCGAGCACACCATTACCGGCGCGCAGATCGCGCAATCGTTCCTCGTTTCGAACGATATGTGGTCGACGCGGCTCGGCTTCTACATCACGTCGAAAGCGGCGGCCGAAAACATCTTCGTCACGCTCTGTGAGGTCAAGCTCGGCGTGCCCGATCTGTCGCAGACGATCATGCACACGACCTATCCGCACGCGAACATCGTCGTCGGCTGGAACCGCGTCGAAATCCCGCCGACGTTCCTCGAAAAGGGCAAGCGCTACGCTGTGGTGCTGACGTCGGGCGCGAACCATAAGTTCGGCATGACCTACGGGCAGAGCTACCTCGACGGCACGTTCTTCTACTCGACGGACTCGGTCTACTACCAGGGCGACCTGATGAGGGACCTGATGTTCGAAGTGTGGGGCGCCAAGTTCAACGCTTCGCAGGTCACGATCGAGTTCGGCGCCATCAACCTCGACGGCGGCATCCGCAACATCGACATCCTGGCCGGCTGCATCCAGCCGGAATCGACGCAGCTGGTTTACGAAATCCGACCCAACGGCTCGGGTGAGTGGTTGCCGCTGACGCAGCACGACACAGCAAGCCTTGTGGCCGCACCGCCGCTGTGCCAGTTCCGCGCGCGCTTCGTCGGCACTCGCGACATGATGCCGGGCATCCAGCTTACCGGCTCGCGGGTCTACGTCGCGCGGCCGAAGCTGGCGTTCAAGCACATTTCGGACCTGCAGACGCTCGGCAACGCCTCAGACGAGATTTACGTCAAGCTCATCGTCGAGGGCTTCGAGGACACGCCGCACGACCTGGCGTGCCGCATTCGTCGCGGCAACGCCGGCACCAATTGGGAGACGCCGGACGCGACCACGGTCAAGTCGACCGATCCGGCCCGCAAGCAGTTCGAGTTCCTTTATCGCTTCGACATCGCGAGCGGCCCCATCACTCAGTTCACGATCGAGACGACGGGCACGACCAACTCGGCCGGCAACACCTTCCACGTGGCCGAGCGCATCCATTGGGCGGTCTAACGACCGCCTGACCACCTCAACCCGAACCAGATTGGAGCTTTGCAGATGGCAAAGAAAAAGCCCGATGCGTCGGCGGCCTCCTACGAGGCGGAGGCCACGTACCTGGTCAAGCTGACGCGAGCGGTGCCGTTCGGCGGCATGGTCCTGCGTCCGTGCGACAAGGTGAAACTCAAGGGCAAGCGCCTCGCCGGCCTAGGCGATGCCGTCGAGTCCGCGACCAAGTTGGAGTAATCCGTCAATGCGGCGCATCGAGAACTACGCCTTCAAGAACGGCGATGACCTTGGCGACCCGCGCCTCTGGTATCGCATTTTCGACGACCTCGATAGCCGCATGCACTCCCGGGAGCTTGACGGCGAGAAGATCGACGGCGCCGTCGAGCAGCTTGTGTCCGTCGGGCTGCAGCGGCTCAACGAGACCTTCACACCCGTTATTCAGAACGCCATCGAGCAGCTTGAGAGCGTCGGCGCGCGCTTCGAGGCCGAAAGCCTCACCGAGAACGAGATCGCGCTCGGTGCGCTCACGTTCGTTATCACGCCGCAGACGCGCGCGGCGTGGGTGGTGACGGAGTACGTGGCGATTTCGTCCGTCGACGACCCGGACAACGGCATGATCGCGTCAGTGGTCCAGTATGATCGGCCGAACGGCCTGTTGATGGTCGACGTTCTGTCGGCCATCGGCGAGGGCACCTTCGACGCCTGGCGGCTGCGCGTTTCGGCACCGCCTGACCTCGAACACGCCACGCGCGTCGACAACCCGCACATGACGACGGCGGCGCAGGTCGGTGCTTACACCATCGAGGAGACGGATGGAGCCATCGCGGCAGCGGTCGCCACACTGCGTGCCGGCGTTTCCGCGTCATTTGACACCCTGGCGGAGCTCTCTGCCGGTCTCTCAGGCAAAGCTGATGCTTCGCACACTCAAGCGATTTCGACGGTAACCGGCCTCCAGGGCGCCCTCGATGACAAGGCGCCGATCGACAGTCCTGATTTCACAGGGACGCCCAAGATCGGTGGCTCCAACATTCTAAAGGAGAGCGACACAGGAACGAGCGGCGCCAACAAACTCCTGAAGCTGGACGCGACCGGCAAGCTCCCGTCAGTCGACGGGTCGCAGCTCACCGGCATTGCGACTGTTGCGTTCGCTGGCCAAACTTGGCAGTCGGTTTTGGGCTCGCGCACCATCGGTACCAGCTACCAGAACACGAGCGGCAAGACGATCGCGGCAAACGTCTACGTCTACGGCAACAACCAGACCTCGGACAGCGTGTTCGCGATCCAAGTGTCGACCGATAACTCCACGTGGATCACGGTCGGCAAGGACACTACGGCCAACAACAACAACGACGTGTCTCTCTT